AGATCGCCGTAGAGGGCCATGACCTTGCCGGTGGCATCGTCGCTGCCCGGCAGCTGGTCGGTGAACACGACCGGCGAGCCGAGGAACGTGAGGCCGAGGCCCTGCGACAGGCCGACCGAACCACCCTGGTTCAGGTCGAGGGCCTGCATGCAGGTAGCGAAGAAGTACGGCGAGCAGTACCACTTGGCACCCGCCCGGCTGTGCTGCGGAACGGCAGCCATCATGGCGAGCAGGTTCGCCTTGGTCACCTCGTCCGGCGTGTCACCGGCAGCGGCCACAAGCGACGCCGCGTAGTCGTAGGTCGTCACCTCGCTCGCCGTGGTGGTCTTGAGCAGACCGCCAGCGTACGAGGTGACAATACCCGCGACAGCCGGAGCGTTGCTCGGGTTACCGAGCCACGCAGCCGCCTCCACGGCGTTGCTGATGCCGAGGGCCAGCTCAGCAGCGATCCAGTCGGCGATCGAGACGATCGAGTCCTGGAGCAGCTCGCTGGAGACCACCACGGCGGCGCCCAGCTTCTTGGCCGTCACGGTCACCTGGCTGGCCGAGGGATCGGCCGGGGTGATCGCGGAGTTTTCCGAGATCCACCCGCCGCTCACGCCCGCAGTGCGCTTCGGGAAGAGCACCACGTCCGACGGCATCTGAACGCTGGTGGCGTTCTGCGCGAAGGCCGAGTATTGCTCGACGAGACGCAGCACGGTGCTCGACAGCACGTCGGGCACGAAGTTCGCACCGGCACCGGACGCACCACCGAGGGCACGCACCTCGACGCCGTGGTCTTCACACCACCGCTTGGCGTGAGCGTCGCCGCTCTTCGCCTTGAACCACATGCCCGCTTTGTAGGCGTCTTCGGCCTTGCCGAACGCACGAAGCCGACCGGAGAACGGAACCGCTTCCACGCGTGCCTGCTCGCTGCGAGCCTCGGTCGCCTCGGGCGCCGGCGTGCAGCGGTCGACCACCGCCCGGAGGTTCTTGGCCGACTCGGCCACGTTCTTCTCGAAATCGATCTTCTTGGAGAGCTTGGAGGCGTCGGCCGTCAGCGTCTCGAGCTCGAGGTCGCGCTCGGCAATCTTGTCCGCGTCGCCTTCGATTGCTCGCACTGCGTCGATCCGGTTGGCGAGGGCAGCCGCCTCGTCCTGAAGCTTCTTGAGGTTGTCCATGTGTCGTGAGACTCCTGCGGCGGTATTGCCGATGAGTCCACGATGCCCGCATATGGGCACTCCCTTGCAGTTAGAAGGGCGTGCGGCGTTCTACCGTAGAACACGACGGAACACGGCGTCGGCCTTCACAACGCATTTACAGCGGGCTCCGCACTTGCGGCACTGCATGTACCGCAGCTGCTGTTCGCCCACGGCGCGGCTGCTGATCGTCCGCAGTTTGTCGCCGCATTTGCACTGCCGCTTCTCAGACATTCCGAAGCCTCAGAGCCGCGGCAGTCGCCGCATCACGGGCCAGTGATCGCACGGCCACAACGGATGCTACAGCCTCGGGCTGCGACTGTGCAGCCAGCCATGCCTCGTACGAACGCATCGCCACGCCCGCCGACGTGCTCGGGTACGCGGGCACTAGGACCGGACCCACGTCGTAGAGTCCCGACACCTCGCGGATCTGCCGCACAGCCTTGCCGTCGTCGCCCTGGCGGAAGCCCTCGCCAGCCTTATCGACTGTGAACGCGAACGACGAGCCGCGAACGTCGCGCCGCTGGATCAGCTCCATCACGTCGGCCCGGCTCACGGGTGGCGTTACTACGTACCGCAGGCCCTTGTCGTCGGACGAGAGCTCGAGCGTGCCACTTGATGTGCGGCCCAGCACGATGTTGCTGTCGTGGTTGAATAGCGCCACAACGTCTTGGCGGCCTCGCTGACGGCTCAGGATCTTGTCGAAGGCACCGGGCAGGATCTCTTCCCGGAAGCCGCCCAGGTCAAGCGAGAGCCGGTTGTAGACCGCAGCGTATCCGATGATCGCCGCCCGGCCGTCGGCCCGGCTTTCCACGATCAGTTCGTTGTCTTCCTCAAAAGCGAAGTCGCGGCGTTCAATTTCCATCTGTGTCGTCCTCCTCGGATTGGTCCTCGGCGTCGTCGGCTGGGCTTTCCTCGGCTTCGGCCGGCGGCTCGGGCATCGGCTCCGCAGCGGGCTCCTGACCGACCTGATCGAGCGTGGTCATGTTCAACTGCACAAAGTGGCGATCACCGTCCGGCCCGATCGGGTTCAGGTTCTCCAGCTCGCGGATCTCGTTAATCGTCATCCAGCCATTCTGCAGGGCCGAGACGTAGTAGGCCGACCGGCTGGCGTGGTCTCCACGCAGCAGGCCCGAGACGCTGTGCTCGGCGAAGTAGCGTTCGTCGTCCACGATGAGGTCGCGGCTGATGGCCGCCTCCCACCGCTTGAGGTGCGGCAGCAGGCAGTGCTGGACGAACTCCGTGCCCTGCACCTCGATGTTCGAGTACGTCGAGCGGGTCAGGTCTTGAATCATGTGCGGTGGCACACGGAACGCCCGGCAGATCTCGATGACCTGATACTGCCGGGTCTCAAGGAACTGCGCCGCCTCATTGCTGCCGCTGAGCTCGTGGGCCTTCACGCCGTTGGGCAGGACAGCCGTGCGGTGTGCACGATCCGGCCCGCGGTGCATTCGCTCCCACTGCTCCCGGAGCCGCTCCGACGCTTCGGCCGGGATCGGGTTGTCAGACTCCAGGACAATGCCGGGCCGGGCACCGTTGCCGAAGTAGGTGGCACCGTGGGCCTCCAACGCCTGGGCCAGGCCGATGGCATTGCGGAACAGCTGATACGTCGGCACCGGCCGGATACCGTCCTCGGTCGTAAACCGCAGGGCAAAGATCTGATCCTGCGAATAAATCGTCTGCCGGCCGTTCGGCTCGCGGTAGCGATACCGTACCGTGCCGTCTTCCAGGCGCTCGGCCTCCATCCGCGACGAGTGCAGCGGCCACAACTCCGAGACCGCACCTCGAGCACCTGGGCGGATCTCCGCGTAGCTGGCGCCGTAGTGCAGATACATGCCGGTCATCCAATCTCGGAACTCCTGCGCCGTCTGCCACGGGTTCGGCTGCATGTGCAGGAGCCGGTAGACCGGGTTCGTGGCGGCCTTGGCCTTGCCGCCGTTTGGCAGCCGCTCGTAGACGTGCAGCGGCAGCGAGCTCACAGCGTCAGAGATCACGCGAATACAGGCCGTGTAGGCCGAGCAGGCCATCGACGTATCGGCAGTGACGCGGATGCCGGAGGCCGTGCGGGTGCCGCCCATGTCGTGCCACTCGATGCCACGCAGGTCGATCATCTTGAAATCGGCGGCAGCGTTTTCGCTCATAGCGTGATGATGTCCCAGGATTGATCGGGTGGCGTCGTGGTAGCTACGGCATGCAGTCCGAGAGCCATGACCAGCGAAACAATGCCGTCGATACGCTCGGTGCTTTTGGCCTTGCTTGGCTTGATGTTGCCCTGGTGGTCCGACTGCACAGCCACGTTTCCGGCCATCCACGACAGCACCGGATGGTTCGCGTGGCGAATACGCTCCGACAGCACAAGGTTTTCCAGTTGCTTGCTCGGGCTCGACATCGAGCCATAGCCCTGCCCAAATCCTGTCACTTGTAGGCCATCTCCTTGCAGTTGTGTTGCCAGCTGCGTGGCGTTCCAGCGGTCGATACCCACCTGCCGGATGTTGAACTTCTGCGACAGTTCGACGATGTCTCGCCGGATCACGTCGTAGTCGGTGACGTTGCCATCCGTGGCCCGGATGTACCCGTCACGAATCCAGCCGATGTAGTCCACCTTGTCCCGCTGCGTCCGCTCGGCAGCGTTCTCCTGCGGCACCCAAAACCACGGCATCACGTCGAACGAGCCGTCGTCGGCCTGACTCACAAGCACCAGGGCGCTGAGGTCGTACGTGGTTGCAAGGTCGAGGCCCGCGTACCACTCCCGCTGCTCGAGGTCGGGTGACAGCGGGCCGCCGCACTTGGCCCATGTGTCAGGCGAGATCCACCGCACGTCCTGCGTTGTCCAGACGTTGAGCCTGTAGCGAAGGAACGCGTTGAGCTTGGAGGGCGACTGCTCGGCCTCGCGGGCATCGGCCGCGAACGACTCCACCGTGATCGTCTCGCCCAGCGACGGGTTGGCCTTGTGCCAAGTCTTGGACGCTTTCCAATCGTCTTCCGGCGCCGCCGCGTAGATACACCCGAAGAAGGCAGGGTCGACGGTCGGGTCGGCGATGCACCGCTCAGCGTAGGCGTGCTGTTCCCAGCAGATGCTCTTGCGGTCGTAGCCGGCCGTCGTGATCGACAGCAGCAGCGGCGAGCGTCTGGCCGCACCGCCATACCGCAGGGCATCCCACAAGCGACGGTCCCGCTGGGCGTGGAGCTCGTCGAAGAGCAGGGCGTGGATGTTGAGGCCCTCGGCCCTGAACGCATCTGCCGACAGAACACGATAGAACGAGTTGCTGGCCTTGTGGACGATCGTCTTCCGGCTGTCGATCACCTCGAGGTGCCGCGACAACGCAGGCGAAGCCCGCACCATCGACGCCGCCTCGCGGTAGATGATGCCAGCCTGCTCGCGGTCGCAGGCCGCGCCGTAGACCTCGGCACCCGGCTCCGAGTCAAAAGCGGTCATGTACAACGCAATGCCAGCCAGCGTCGTGCTTTTGCCTTGCTTTTTCGGGAGTTCGATGTACCCGACGCGATGCTTCCGTGTGCCGTCTGGGTGCAGCCGGCCGAAGAGCTCACGCATTACGTGATGCTGCCACGGCAAGAGCTTGAACGGCTTGCCAGCATTCTGCCCTTTGCTGTGGCGAAGGATCTTCTCGAAGAAGTGAACAACACGCTCGTACTTGGCCTGACCCTCTTTGCAGAGATCAGGCGCCGTGGAGCTTGAAGAAGTCTTCGACTTCGTCGGTCGG